CTACAGCGCTTCCGCGCCGGAAATGATTTCGATCAGCTCGTTGGTGATGACAGCCTGACGCGAACGGTTGTATTCGATGGTCAGGTCTTCGATCATCTCGCCGGCGTTGCGGGTCGCGTTGTCCATCGCGGACATGCGCGCGCCCTGCTCCGATGCCGCGTTTTCCAGCAGAGCGCTGAAGATCGCAGTGGCGACGCCACGCGGCAGAAGATCGGCCAGGATCGCCTCTTCCGAGGGTTCGTAGTCAAACAGGGTCGAAGGCCCGCTTTCGTCTTCCTCGGCTCCGAAAGCCGCGGGAATGATCTGCTGGGCTGTCGGAACCTGGCTGACGACGTTCACGAACTTCGCGTAGAAGATCGTCGCGACATCGAATACGCCTTCATCGAAACGCGACAGAACGTCCTTTGCGATATTCTGTGCATCGGCATATCCCAACCGCTTCACATCGCTCAGGTCGACGTGACCGACGAGGTATTTGCCGAAATCACGCTTGAGCTGGTCGCGGCCCTTCTTGCCGACGGTCAGGATCTTGAGTTCCTTCCCTTCGGCCAGAATTGCACGGGCCCGCGTCTTTGCGAGTTTGACAATGTTGGTATTGAAACCGCCGCACAGCCCACGTTCGGATGTCATGACGACCAGAAGCTGCACCTTGTCGCTGCCGGTGCCCGACAGAAGCTTGGGCGCGGAATCCGAACCGCCGACCGAAGCGGCCAGCCCCGACATCACGGCATTGAACCGCTCGGTGTAGGGGCGCGACTGCTCGGCAGCNNNCTTGCCCGCGCCAAGCCACGATTGCCCATTCCACGCCAGCGTCCCCACACCCGTATGGATGCGCACTGTCTCCCCCGGCCAGTCGGCATAGGTGAGCAACACCGGATAGAAGTGCCCGGTCAGCGCCTTGATAAGCGCTACCGAGGCCCCGCGCTTCAGGACCATGGGTTAACTTCCATCCAGCCGTCAGGATATTCGTCTTCAAAGACCTCGCGAAAGTCCCATTGGAAACCGTAGTCCCCTGAAATCGGTTTGATGGCCCGGGGCACGTTGACGGCCTCAAAGACGATATTCTCCGCGTCACCTAACACCACATTGCCCGAAACCGTGAAGGCCTCCGGTTTGTCAGTGCGGACCAGTGCTGCGCCTGTCGCATCAGTCCGCGCGACTTTCAGGACATAAGCCGCCTCAGTCGTCGCCCCTGTGACGGTGACGCGCTCACCGGGCCGCGCCACAATCTGCGAAGGCGGTAGGCCAGTAACCGTAAGCCCATGCCAAACGCCATCTGTCGCAGGGGAGGCGTTGGCTCCATATTCGCCCATGCGCCACTCAACAGGCGTTCCGCCCTCAGTCCAAAGCAGATCCGCCCCGGCGGCGGTCCACTCTAGGATCGTATTGCGCAGATCACCTCGCGGGCCTTGCAGCCCCCATGGGCGGCACCGAACCCGCACAAGCTGCGGCCCGCCTGCCCACATTCGATTGAGCATCCGCACATATCCCGCGCCCGCTTGGTCTGGACCGTATCCTGCCACGTTGGCTGATGCCACGCGCCGCGCCCGCTGCGCCGATGATGTGCGCGGCCTGCCTTCGATAAGCCCCACAGAGCGCGATTGCGGGTATATTTCTGCCAATTCCCACCCGGTCAGACCGAAAGGCGGCCATGCGATTACGTCCGTCATGGCGTCCATCCCGACTTGCTGTTGCGGAATGACGCCTGCGCCCGGTTTACGGACTGCGCAGCAATGCCCGGGGCCGCGCGCTGCACAACCCCACCGCTGATCTGCTCCACCTTGGCCTGCCAGTTGCCGTCCTGATCGACGTACACGCGCACATCCATTTGACCGCCGCCGCCCATAGCCTTCGCTGTATCCTTCGTGGACGTGACCATGGCGGGGCCTCGGATAATCTCGGGGCCGTTCTCGCCAGCGATTCCGAACTTGCCGGAGGGGATGCGCCCGCCCCCGTCAAACATCCCCGCGAAGATGCCGCCCAGCAATCCGCCGAAACCGCCTTGGCTCTTGGAGCCGCCTGCGAACATGCCCTCCCCGAACAGCAAATATTCAAGCGCCGCGCGCTTGATGCTGTTGGTGAACTGATCCATCGCGTTCGCGCCGCCCATGGCCGCGTCAATGATGCTGTCCTTCCACTCCGACTGCACCTTTTCCATCGCGGCGATCTTGTCGCGGGCGAGATCGTACTGTTCGGCCAGCTTGCCGACGTTCGCGGCCTCTGCGTCGATCTTCTGCGTAAGGTCTTCGGTGATATCCAGACCGCGCCTTTTCGCCTCTTCAAGCAGACGATGCTTGACGGTCAGCGCGGCCACTTCGCTTTTGGACTTCCCCAGCATGTCAATCTGCTGGCGCAGCTTTTGCAGTTCGTTCTCTGCGATGCTGAACAGCGGTTCCTGCTGGCGACCGCCGCCGCGACCTGATCCGGCGCGCGAACTCTTGCGCCCACCGCTGCCTGATCTTCCCCCGCTGGTGCTTACTTTGGGCTGGGGGCGACCGCTCCACGGCGTCGTGTCGTAGCCCTGATCCCAAACCGTCGCGCGGGTGTTGTTCGGATTGCGCGGGTCTTCGGCGTCAAGGCCATTATTATTGACTGCGTTCGCCCTAGCCGCAGCGGCACGCGCATTTGCCAAACGGCCCGCAATTTCCAGTGAAATGCCGAGGTTTTCGGCAAGCCGAGCCGCCTCGTTCGCACCTGCGCCGATGTTCGACGCAACATCAATTTTCGCGAGATTCAGCGCTTGGATTGTCGCTTCCAAGAGTTGGTCATAGAGGGCCTTCCCCTCATCGCTTGCTTCAGAAAGTCCGTTAGACGCGCCGTGTATGTGTTCTGTAAGTTCGGATATGGCCCGAGCCTGCTCTTCCGGCCCTCTTGCTTGCCCAATGGCTGCGAATTTTTCAACAACCCCTCTGGCTTCGTCTTCCGTGATCCCTAAAGCCTCTTCAAGGTCGGAAATGTTATCTTTCACCTCATTCAACTTGTCACTGTTCTGCTGTAGACGCTCTAGCTCCGAATTGGTTGCGGCCAGTTGGCTATCGGAAAGATTAGAAGCGCCTGCGTTCTGGATTTCCTGAATTCGGGACTGAACAGCGCCAATCGTCTGGTCTAGTTCCCTGATCTCTTCGGGAGTGAACCCAAACACACCGGCGACCCCAAGTTCCCCGGCAATTCCGCGCGCGGCATTGTCCAGGGCGGACCGCGCGCGGATCGCGGCGATCTGCTGGTTGATCTCGAAGACCTTCTTGGCCTCGCTCGCCATGGCCCCAAACTCGGCCACCATATCGACGCCGGATAGAGAATTTGCCTCCTGAACCGCTTGGATGCTCTCTTTCAGCGCCTTCAGTTGATCTTCCAAAGAAGCGGCTGCTTCGCCGGTCGCCAGAAAATACCCGGCAAGCGGCGCTCCGACCGCCAAGGCCGCGCCAAGAATAGCGCCGAACGGGCCGAACACACCGAGAAGCTGCGAACCCTGCTGCGTGAAGGCGGTAAGGGCTGACGTGCCACCCTGCACCTGAACCGCGAAGTCACCGACCTGATAACCGGCCTGCTGGAAAACAGACCTGTTCCGTGTGAGAAAACCGGTCTGCGCCGCTACAGCGCTGTTCATCGCGACCACCTTGGACTGTGTGCCGGTGATCTTCGCCGCTGTCTGGTCGTACTCACGCTGCAGAAGGTCCATGCCGGTCGCGTGGCGCTTGGCCGAGATGGTGCCTGCTTCCAAAGCGGCATTTAGCTGGTCTTGCTTCCGTCGCGTTCTTTCTTCCGCTGCCGCCAAGGGATTGAACTTGCGCTCCAAGCGGTCAATCGCCGCCGCCGCAGAGCGGGCGTTCTTTTCAAGGCGATCCTTTTCGAGGTCTATCAGGATCGCAATGCGTTCTGTGGGTTCAGCCATATTTCGCCTTTAAATCCTCGAACTGATCCCATGTGGGGGGCTGCGGCTTGTCGCTCGCGTGGGCTTCGTTCCAGCCCTCTACGAAAAGCGACCAGTCCAGCGGCGTCATTTCTCGCCACTCGGACATGCTCAGTCCTGCAACGATTGCGCTTTTGATTTTCGCTTTCGCGTCGTAGCTTTCCGCCCTGTCTTCGGAGACGATCCAGCTAGTTCTGCGTCTTTTTTTTTATCTTCTTCGGACAGGTAGATCGCGCCGACCAAATCCATCGCCATGCTGCGAATGCGCGGGTTTTCATGGGGCGGCAGATCATCGACAATCTTGTCTGCGGTCCTGTCCGGTAGCCCGCCCCCTACTAGGCCGAGCGCAATCAGATCGCGACAATGGCGAACTTGCGGCGCATCACCTTTACCAAAGAGCGACTCTACCACAGTGAAAAAGCCGATATTGTGCTGCCGCTCAAACCGCTCGATTTCGCCATTGCGCAGAACCAGCGGGCGACTCTCGCCGCCAAGCTGTTCAATCGTTCCACCCGCCGGGGCGCTTGCCGTGATCGGCATTAGACGGCAGCGGTGAAGGTGACGGGGCCTGTCGAAGCGAGCGCAAGGCTGTACGTCACAGCGCCTTCCTGCTCGCCGCCGAACTCGATGTTGTTCACGTGGAACGCGCCTTCGAAGGTACCGAACTCCGGCACGATGACTTGGAAGTTGCCGATGGCATCTGCGGTATCAGCGGCCCCGGTGCCGTAGGCAATGTCATGGAACCGGTCAAGCGAAGTGCCGCCCTCGAAGATGCCGTTGCCGGAAACCTCGACCGACCGCATCCCGGTCATCACTTCCTGCCAGAGTTGGCCGCCGGGGTTCGTGCAGTCCATCGTGGTTACATCGAAGTTGTTGTTGTTGACGGTCATTGTCTTGGATTGGATGCCGCAGAGCGTCGAAAACGCTTCGGTCGCCAATCCATCGCCGATCTTGATCAGCAGCAGTCTGCCAGTTTGCTTTGCCATGGTTAGGCTCCTTCATGGGATATGGACGCCTCACGGCGTTCGGTCCTGCCTTGCCCAAGGGCCGGATATGGGCTTCGATTCCCGCAGAAGGGGAAAAGAATTGACGGGGTCTCGCGTTCCCGTGTTAACCTTTTGTTTACCTTGGTTAACAAAATGGTGAACTTATGAGATTTCCTGTTGTCTTCATGCTGTTGGCGGTTGCCGCCTGCGCGAAACAGCCTGAGCAGATCGGTGCAGTAGATATCGGCCCGAACCCCTACCTTCGTTTCGGGTGTGATTCCCTAGCGAAAGAACACTTGGCGCTTGACCAAAACCTTGCAAATCTCAGCGCCGCCCAGAAAAGCGCCGCCGGGGCGGATACACTTGGTGTTCTCCTTCTTGGCCTTCCAATTTCCAGCATGTCAGGCAATGACAACGAAGCGAAAATCTCCATCGTCAAAGGTCGTATTCAGGCCGTCGAATCCGTCCAAGCGGCCCGAAAGTGCTAAATGAAAGATGTGATAGCAGAGGCGGAAACCTCTGCTATCATCACCCATCCAAGATGGCCGAAAACGCGATGACAGCCGTGTAGCTTTTTCCGTCGCTGTCCTGCGTGACTTCCTGCGTGATCCACTGAAGCTGCACCAGCGTGAAGCCCGTTACCGTCAAAGCCGCTTCATCCAGTGCCTTCACGACCGCTTCGGCGCATCGGGTGGCCTCTACCCGGCCGGATTTTGACGGGCGGCTATGGGCCTCCACTGCGAAGGTGATCGACCCTGCCGACTTGCCGTCTGTTCTCAGGGGGCGCGGCTGGATTCCTCCGATCCTGATGAACGGTCGTACCGCGTCCTGCGGGGGCTGGTCGTAGATGCGCCCGCCGACAATGGTGGACGCGCCCGCATCGGCTTTCAAAGCACCGACAAGCGCCTTTTGCAAGGCGAGCGCGTAGCCGTCAGCCATCTGCGTCTTCCACTCTCAGGTATTTTTTCCAGCGCCCTGTATCAACACGGCCCAAGGTCGCCTTTGAAACAAAAAGCCCAAGCCAAAACAGAGGATCGCGCACCGCCGCGTTGGCATCAACAGAGACATTCAGTTTCACGTTATTCTCAGCCATCACTTCACCGCCTTGATCGCATCACGCAGGGCCTTACGGGCGCGGGCCGTGCGCTTTTTCTTCGTCGCCTGAATGGCGGGGTTCACGAAGGGACGCGGACCCCGGTTGCCCTCGATAACCTTTGCCTTCTGCCCGAAGTCGATAAGCTGAGAACCATCCGGCCCCGGCAAGTTGCGGATTGCCGCGCGGCTTGCGCCAGACTTCTCCGGGATAAGCACCTTCGCTAAGTCCACGATCATTTCCGCGTTTTCGCGGTTCGCTTTCTCGAACTGCGCCTCGATCTCAGGCGTGATCCGGCCCAAGAGCGCCTTTGTCTCATTGAAGCCGGTCTTTTTCATGCTCAGAACTCAAGGAGCGTTGCGACGAGACCCGTCCCGCCGGTGATCGCGATAGTCCCGGCCAGATAGGCGCTGATGGCATCCAGCCGAACCACCCGGGCCGCACCGACCGGGATTGAGCCGACCGCGTATCCGCCGCTGATGTCCACCGCCCCCACGCCAGCAACGCCAACCGTGGATGCACCGTCACCGTCGATGACCGGGGAAAGCGACCCGGCAGTCGGGTTTCGAAGCACCAGAAGCGCCCGCTTGTTCGGGGTGTAGGCGAAGGTATCGCCCGCACCATCCAGAGTGATTTGTGTCGCCGTGGCTGCCGTAGAAGCGCCCGCGTCTGTCGCTGTAATCGTCGCCATGTCTTATCTCCTGATAGGGCGCTACTGCGCGACCCCAGATTCAACCAAAATATCCAGCATCGCGCCCTTATCATCGGCGTGCGCAATGCCCCGAATGTTCCATGTCTCGCCCCGCGCGACAGCTTGATCCGCTTCCGTCAGCCCATTGGCCTGCGGGCTTGTTCTGATGCGGATTGTCGCCGTGCGGACGTTCTCCACGGCCCCCGCCTCTACGCGCTCCTTGCCGGTCGTTTCGCGCACGTTGCCCCAGACAGTGAACAGCGGCGCGAACTCACCCACTACGTTGCCGTAATCGTCTATTTCCTCGCCCTGCCGGTTGAATGTCACCCGGTGGCGCAGGCGGCCCGCGCCCTTCATGGGCTGACACGCCGGTACGGCGCGATAAGCATCTCATGCGCATTGGTGGGCTGCACCCCGTCCGCCATCGTCTCCCGATATTCGTAGAGTGTCCCGATGTGGAGCAGGATGGCCGCCTTGATCGCTGAAGGCACGTTTGATGCTACACCGAAACCGGCGTCGAACGTGATGCTCACACCGGTCACGTCAGGCCCGATGCTCGGGCGCGCGAACGCATCCTCGAACCGGACATATCCGCCAATCGCATCTTCCTGAATCGTATAGAGACCCGGCGCGACTGTCTGCGCCGCCCCATCAAGATCAACGTATGAAACCGCAACCGATTGGACATCGGGGAAGGGCAACCGCATGATCCGATGCCAGTGGTCGTATTTCTGCACCCATGTTTGGGTGACGATGCACCGCCCCAGAATACCGGCCCTGCCGTCAAGGTGCGCCGTAGCGGCGGCAACAAGCCCGGTAATCAGGCCGTCTTCTGCTGTCACCTCAGGCTCCACCCGAAGGTGCGCCTTGGCCTCTGCCAGCGAAACTGGTGTTTCAGCCGGCGCCGTATTCAAAACGGGGCGGTGCATGTTATCAGGCTACCGGCGCGTCGTTGGGGTGGCCGCGAATGACCTGCGCAGCCATCGGGAAGCTGGGGCTGGTGCCGCCAGTTGCCGAGACTCGCACACGCAGATAGCGCTTGTTGCCGACATAGCCCCGGCGGTAGACCGCTTCATCGGTCGTGCCGGTGATCTGCGCCAGTTGATCGCCACCCAGAAGGTCGGACATAGCCACATCCGTGAACGTGGTGTCATCGTCCGATTCCTGAAGCAGTACGGTCATTGTCGGGCTTGTGCCGCTTCCTGCGCCAATGTCGATCACGCACAGGGCGGCATTGTAGCCCTGAAGATCAACGCTCGCGCCGTTCAGAGCGGCGGTGACGGCCTGCGGTGCAATCGACTGCGACACGCTGACGCCAGAATGAAAATCCTTCATCGGATCATCCTTTCGTTATTTTCCATGATGAATGCGCGGGCGATTAGCCGCCCGCGCCAAGGCTTAGGAAGTCGCGACTTTCAACAGCTTGATTGCTTCGAAGTTCTGAACCCCACCGCCAACGCGCTTCGTGGTGTAGAAGTGCACGTAAGGCTTGTTGGTATAGGGGTCGCGCAGAACCCGGATGCCGAAGCGGTCAACGATCAGATAACCACGCTGGAAATTGCCGAAGGCAAGCGGGAAGGCATTCGCCCCAACCGCATCCATATTGTCATCCGTGCGCACCGGCTTGCCGAGGAACGTGGGCGTTTCACCTGCGTTGGTCGGGTTGCCCCAGAGATAGGTGCCGTCGCCGTCCTTGAACTTGCGCATCGCCCCTGCGGTCACGTCCGAGGTGAGCCATACCGCGCCGTTGCGATATTGCTCTCTCAGGCTGTAATACAGGTCGATCATGGCATCAGCGCCATTGTTCGACGCGTTCGACAGCGCAGCTGCAACGCCAGTGGGCGTATAGCCGAGCTTGCCCCATTCGTAGTTGGCGTTGGGTACGTTCGCATAGGACAGCAGCCCACGAGGACGCTTCACGCCGTTGCCGCTGATGAAGGCAGCGCCTTCCTGCTCGGCAAACTCGATTGCAACCTCATTGCCCAGCCATTGAGCGATGTCCACGCGGGCATCGTCCAGCATCGTCTGCGTTGCCGCCGGGTTGGCGTAGATCTCCATGACGTTGAAGATCAACTCGCGCAGAGTCGGCGTGGCGGTTTC